CAAGGTTAGCAGTCCCGTCTACGTCTATGTCGCCACTAATATCTAGGCTTGCAGCAATGATTTCACCGCTGGCGTTAATTGCACCGTTAATATCAATCGTAGTCGCAGCAATCTGAATCTCAGTGTCCGCTACAATATCTAACTGGCCGTCTGCGCTTGAGTTGATGTAGATTGCTGAGTCGCGGAATTGAACCTTATCGGTTGTGCTTAATTCGATGTTAGTGCCGCCAGTAGTATTACCAGCCGTCAACACCTCAGCCAGCGTGTCGGTAACACCGGGATCAACCCCAGCCATCGCGTCAACGACTGCTGCGCCACTGCCTGCGCCGTCAAGGTAAACCACTGCCGTCTTGCCTGCCGCAATCGTGACGTTCGCGCCTGAGCCTTGAGAGATAGCGATAGACTGAGAACCAGTGGTCGCGTTCTCGATGAACATAACCCGAGATACCGTATTAGGCGCAATCGTACAAGTCCTCGTCGCAGTCAAACTTCCCGCAGACGTGATCTTGAAATACATTGCGCGAGCAGGATCAGACGCACCATCTGCAACGGTAGTTGTCGCATCTGCGTCAGAACCGAATACCTCCTGAGTCGCGTAGCCTAAAGCCTCGCCGATTAGTTCAAGGTTAGTATTGGTGGAAGTTCCCCAAGTTCCCGATTCGTCCCCTGTGGAAATCTCTTTTAATCGAAGGTCATTTATGTAAGTTGCCATTTAAGCTACCTCTTGCCAATTTGGTGTTTGGCTGTCATCAATACTTGACCAGCCAGGTGTTTGAGATTCATCAACGTTCTGCCAATTTGCATCTTGTCCAGGAATGATGTTGCCCCAGACCAAGGCTTGGCCAACTTGACCTTGAGCACTAAGTCCAAAAGGTTCAATAACGACATTACCAACAAAGCTAATATCCCCGACTGCACCCGTTGCAGAAACACCCGTGACAGGGAAGACGTTGCTTGTTCGAGTTGTAACAGTTCCGACCGATCCAGTTGCCGATAATCCTGTCGGAATTGTAACCGCTGAAGCTGTAACCGTAACCGAACCAACTGCGCTTGTAGCGGAGACTCCGTCAACTGAAACAATAGCGTCAGCCGTAACCGTAACGGATCCAACAGCTCCTGTCCCGGAAACGCCTGTGACCGAGATATTCGCATCAGCCGTAACCGTAACGGATCCAACAGATCCCGTAGCCGAAAGCCCAGTAACCGATACGTTTGCATCAGCGGTAACTGATACGTCATTAGTCGAGGAAGTTGCTGAAAGTCCAGTAACCGATACGTTTGCATCGGCTGTAACCGTAACCGAGCCAACTGCTGTAACGGCTCCTGGAACTGCAATATTTTCGCCCCAAGCGCCTTCGCCCCAACCCTGTGTTGAGCTATTCCAGCCTTGAAACGCAACAATGACATCTGCCACATGTTAGTCCTATGCAATCCTAATTATTGCAGTACTTGCTCCAGCCGCAGGAAATTGAATTGTAAAATCTCCTGACGTTGATGTCTTGTCTGCACCAAAATCAAGAACAACTATAGCTCTATCTGCCGTGCCTGCGGTTGTAGAGGAGTTATAAATTAGTGCGCCCCTCGCTGTAATGGTGCTACTTGACCACGTTGTATCTGCAAAGTCTGTAAGCGCCGTAGTCGAAGATGTAGTAGGGGTAACATTAGTCAAGGTGTTTCCACCTGCGGTGTAATTAGTCCCTGATACTTCATTACTCGTAGAGTACGCTGTAGTTGTTGCGCTTAAACTTGCACTAGATGTATACAAAGCAATCTTGAAAACGTTTCCGCTGCCAGTTGTGGTTGTTGTTCCGCCGCCAGATCCGCTTGTAAAATTATGAATTCCCTGAAGAATCTCTTGCTTAAACGAAGTAGTCATTGCTTGAGTAATTGCCATTATAAAGTCCTCAAAATTTCAGCCACATTATCATGGCCGTTTGATTTAAAAATATTATACAAAGTTGTTCTGTCGCTCTTTATTGATTGATCGCAAGCGGCGACAATAACCCAGTACATACGCTCTTTAAACGCTTCAGCCTGAGCTTTAATCACAGGGTCTGCTGTATCGCTAATGCTAATTATCTTCTCTACAGCGTTTAAAGCAATCTCTTCTGAATTCATGCCACGATTACTTGTGGTTTGAACGTTTACCGAACCTGGTGTTGCTGAGACTTCTACACTAAACAAGATTAACCCCTCGAAATATCATACCTATATTCATCCCTTGAACCATATCCAGCACCAAGCCTTCTTAGTCCGTCAAGACCCATTTGGAATCTCTGCTCATAGCCACCAACTTCTTCCGGAACTTTTAAGAAAGTTGCAGCTTCAACAAGCGTTCCATAAAAAAGAGCGTCTGGAGCGTTTGTGGAAAGCCATGTTGTTCCAGAATCTGCACCAGCCGTTAATGAAACAGGCCGATACTTGTAATGCAATTCAAACTCATAATTTGCATCTGGCGTAGGTGCCAAGATAAAGCTTGTGTCATCAAACAATGCGTAATATTTAGGGAGCCCAGCCGTCGTTGGATTGGGCGTATAGTCTCTTATAAATGATACATGCTTAAAGAGAAGGTATGTGTAAACGTTACCTGAAACAACTGCAAGGCTGTACGGCGCTAAAAAGTCTGTTGGCGCTGAAAGATAAGTGTTGTTAGCAGAAGATGTTCCGTCAACGTTTTTTCTAAAAACAGGAAGCTCTACGTTCTTTAATATTCTTTCTTCAGCTTCTTGAATGAAGACAGGAAGATTATCAATAAACGTAGTTTCTGCCGTTTCGCAATAGTTTTCTACTGCTGTTTTTAAACTTGCGTATGTAAAGCTCATCCTGTCACCACTGTTACAGTGCCTACTTCCCCGGTTCCTGCCAAGCCATCAAACTCTGACCCGATAGAATCTCCTGTCGTTGTAATCATCTGATTAGGATCTATAGTCCTAACCACCCCAGAGCCTGACGTAAAGTCAGACTGAGGTCTTGGATTCCTTAAGGCTTGAGCATCAGACACATGAGGAAGAGGCTCTAACTGAGGCTCTTTAGGCTCATAGCATTCACTGCAAACCCTAAATCCTGTCCACTCTCTGCGAAGCTGTGTGTTCTTATATCTAAACCCACATCTGTCACATATCGCAATGGCATACTTCCCAGAAGCGTACGCCATTACGCTCTCCTATAACTTCTTAAACTTGGCGCAACAAATAATGAAGCTCTACTTTCATCTTGATCAGCAGCTCTTGCGAACTCTTCTTCGTAAAAAGCCTTAAGCATTTCTACTCTATCTGGCGCTTTCTTTAAAGCAATATAGTAAGACAATCCAGCAGCCAAACAAGGATAAAACCTAAACGGCATTTGCATTGTGTTGGCGCTTGCACCTGCATCTTCAATTCGAACTAATCGATTAATGATCAATTGATCCGTGTTGTTTTCAGAAGCAGGCCAAATGTAAAGCTTTGGCGTTATGAGCTTGTCCAGGAACCATTGGCTTGGTCTTGACTGAGTATTCTTGTTGGGAATATTCCAATAGGCAGATCGACTAACTTGAGCCATCTGTATATCGGTTGTTTCCCCGCCTTCGGTTCTTCTAATAACAACATCTAAAACGTCTATTGTAGAACCTGTAAGCTCAATAAACTCTGCGCCTTGAGTTAAAGTTGTAGACGTATTCTGTATTGTCCACTGATTTAACCCACGGTTGGCCCAGTCAGCCAACAAGAGATTCAGGGATCGCCTTGCGGTAATCCCGTCATAACCTGTGCGAAACTCTAGACCGCAGCGCTCAAACGCTTCTTCTATGTATTCCGCGACATCTGGCTCAAAATCTCTGGTCCCAGAAGTTGTCATTAATATTCCTTTATCAGATCAAGAATGACAGTGTATGTATCACCGGCACTTGCGCCTATTGTTGTAAACAAAATGTCACCTGTCACACCGCTGCCAGCATTGTTTGGTATGCCAGTAAACGGCGTGTAATCGTGGTAACCATTGCTGTCAGGAGATAGCCCGATGATTAGAGTATTTGCCGTTGCATCGCATAACAACTCTACTCCCATCCCAACACACTGCCACCAAATTTGCGTAACAGTTACTTTAGTACAGGCTTTTCCAGATGAGTTTGTACCCAAAGCAGAAACATCAACCTTGACTACGTTTGACTCACCAGTTCCATCACTGACATTGGTAAACTTTAGGACGGCTTTGCGGTCACCGTCCTGAATGGTTTGCGAAGTTACTGCATCAGCCATTGTTATTCTCCTAAATTAATTGATTAAGCATCAGCAAAAGGAGTAACAATCGTTCCTGAACCTAGCAATAAAGAGCCATGAACTAAGTACGTCGCAGCGTCAATAGCAGTAATTTTAACAACACTGCCGACAAGTCCGCCCTTAGTTGAGCCATTCAAGGTGATGACATCGTTAGAGGCTGCTGGAATAAACGCTTTTTTAGCGCCATCATCTACGGCAACCATTGCCGCGCCAACAAACTTGTCAGTGCCGTCAGTCAAGATATCAAGGTCGGTTGCTGCGGTTTCTACATAAAAGAAAAACGAAGCGCCGATGTTGTTTGCTTGATCGGGAGAAGTAGGATCATTAGGAGTGGCTGAAGAAATAGAGGGCAAAGTAAACTTGCCATCAGCATCGTTCAGCATAATAATTTTACCGGCATGAGTCGCAACCGTTAGGGTTGTGTCCGCAGATAAGCTAACACTGCTGTTTACACCGGCAGTGATAAAGCCAGCTAAAGACTTGACGGGACCAGAAAAAGTAGTTTGTGCCATGGTATTCACCTCTTACGAAAGGATTCGTTTTAGCGTCTTCGTAACGTCCGCTGAGTCGGTCGCTAAAACTAATTTGTCTCAGTTCATACAGTCTAGATCAAATTTAAGATAAAAAAAA